GGACCAAGGGGTCTGTCTACGGGGCTGGGTACACATCCTCCGCAAAAGGCAAGCTCGTCATCAAGGGTCTGAAGCCGATGGACCCGGTAATGATTTCCAACCTGAAGAACGGGCGAGCAGCCTACGCCGTAACGAGTGGCCGGTTCGCCAACGGAGACAGCGGGGGAGGTGTCTTTGAAGGCGGCTCGCTGGTGTCGGTGCTGAGTCACGGTGAGGATGACGAGCGTGCCCTTGGTGCAACACACTCGCAGATTCTCCGGTTCCTCAAGGAGAACGGGGCGAAAGAGGCGTCTGGCAGTCTGGTCTTCGCCGAGAAGTCAGCGGAACCAGAGGCCGAAAGCCGTAACGAGTTTCCCGACTGGGGAGACAAGGACCGCACGCGAGAGATCGTCAAGCTGTGGAAAGCCGTGCGTAGCCGCGAGGCGGGTCCGGCTGGTGCTGCCGGTGAGGCGGGTTCGCCGGGAGCTGACGGAAAGAACGCCGACCCGTCTGAGATTGCTGCCTTACGTCAGGAACTCGCGTCTAACCGTAAATTGATCGACAGGCTGATGTCGACTCCGGTTACAGTTCAGGTACTTGACCCCAAGACAAAGTCAGTTGTTGCCGAACAGAAGTACCCGTTTGGGACACCGATCAAGCTGATCCTACCAACCACGAAAGCGAGGACGCGATGAACGAACAGATCAAACTGCAAATGGAGCAGGACTTCGCCCAGACCGGCGGCGTACTGGCGCAGGTCCAGACAAGGTTCAACAGCAACATCGCCCATGTCAGCGAGGAGTCCGCCAAGCTCTGGCAGCTCAAGCTGCAACTGATCGGTGCGACTGCCCAGAACCTGCTGGAGCAGCACGGGCAGGCGAACCTTCAGACGCAACTGAAGTCGTCGGGAATGTTCCCCGGCATCCAGCAGTTGCCAGCCGCACCAGCCGCGTCGGGTAGCTGATGTGGGGCAGTCGATTGCTGAGTGGTGGCGTAGCGAAACTGACCGGAGGGCCGGAGACCACAGCGAGTGGATCTCAGTCCTCTGGTCAGGGGACCGTGAACGGATCTCCGCCTACCTCCGCCGAGATCGACGGGATGGCGAACCTGATGGGTCTGGAGGAGATGATGCGCCAGAACCGTCACGCGATGTCGATGGGTCAGGCGCAACTGCGTGAGCAACTCGGCAAGAACTGGGAGCAGCCAGAAGACGTGGCGATCAACTGGCACTCCCCTACGATTGTGAACCAGCCCGAGACGGGGATGGGCACGCTGGCGAAGCTGGCTATTGGTGCAGGGTTGCTGGGTGGCGGGATTGGATTGGGGTCGGCGATTCCTTGGCTGGTTGGTAATCTGTCGTCGGGTGTTGCGGACGTGGTCACGCCATCTGACAGTGACACGCAGTATCGGTTGGGGTTGGGCGAGCCAGATGAATGAGCGCGACCCGATGCGGTGAAAATGGCGGGGTGAGGCGAGACGGTGAACCGTGCCGACGGTACGCCGAACGCGGCCGCATGAAGTGTAGATTTCATGGCGGGGCTGCGCCGATTGGACCGGCAAACGGATCGTGGAAACACGGCCGGTATTCCAAGTATATCCCCACAGGACTAGCCTCGAAGTATGCCGAAGCGGAAGCCGACCCAGCTCTAGGTGAGTTGCGTGGGGAAGTGGCGTTGCTGCAAGCGATCATCGCTGAACGGGTCGAACGGCTACATCGGCACGGTGTGTCTAACGTATGGTGGCAACAGCTCAACAAGACAGCGGACAAGCTGACCGAGGCTAACCGGGTCGGCGACCGCGCGCGGGTCGGCGAGTTGTTGTCCGAACTGGTGACGGCTGTTCGCGAGGGTGCGGCATTCGGCGAACTGGTTGACGAGGTTGCCAGCTTGGTTGAACGCAAGAGTCGGATAGCCTCTCGTGAATGGCGTCGGATGGTAGACTTGCAACAGGTTATGACAACGGAACGCGCGCTAGCAATGGGCGAGGCATTGGTTCGGTCGGTGGTCGAACACGTAGACGACCGGGAAGCGGTCAAGCGGATTGCCGATGACGTTGGACGATTGTTCGGGTCGACAGTTTCAGGATCGCCAGCATGAGGGCACCCCCGCGTAATTCTCAGTTCTGGCCCTTCATGTACTGGGTGAGCGGACTTGTCGCGCTGACCGCAATCCTGTGGCTGACAGCAAGCGACTTCGATCAGACCGAGGGCCGGGCGATTGCCGGGACCGGGGCGGCAACGGCGGCGACCATGTTCATCATCGAGACGCTCCGGCGTAAGGTAGGAAGTCATGGCGACTGACCTTTATGTGCGGCGAGCGAAGATTGTCAGGCTCGTAGATGGCGATACCGTTGATGTGGACATCGACCTTGGCATGGCAATAACGACCCGACAGAGGTTGCGACTGTTCGGGATCAACACGCCCGAGGTTCGAGGACCGGAGAAGGCGTCAGGTCACGCGGCGACCCAGCACCTTGCAGACCTGCTGGTAGGGTTCAGGCATGAGGGCGAATGGGACATCGTGGTGCAGACCTACAAGGACAAGAAGGGCAAGTATGGACGCTACCTCGCTGACCTGATCGGTGTGGAGGAGGATGGCAACCCGGTGAACCTGAACGAGAGGATGGTTACGGACGGCCACGCGGTCGTCGCCATGTACTAGCGGAGGGAACCGCACATGACAGGCGGCAGAGAACGATACACCCCCACTCCCGAGGAAATTGTCGCGGAGTGTGCCAAGATTCGAGAAGGCTGGACCGAGGAACGCTGGCGTCGTCAGCGGGAGACGAAGGATTGGGAAGTCCCCGTGATAGAGACAAAGAAACTTTCCGACATGCGACTCTCTTAGCGGGTCGGCTCGGAAGCAGGAGGGCCGGAGATGCCGGAAGCCGTAACGACTTTTGAGCCGTCATTGGTGCAGCTCGTCCCCATCGACGATCTTACGCTCGACCCCCGCAACGCGAGGGCACACAGCCGTAGAAACCTAGACGCCATCATCGGCTCACTCAAGCGGTTCGGTCAGCAGAAGCCGATCATCGCGGACAAGGACAACGTCGTGAGGGCAGGCAACGGTGTCTTGCGGGCGGCTAAACTGTTGGGATGGACAGAGATCGCTGTCTACAGCACCGGTCTGGAAGCGGAGGAAGCGACTGCCTTTGCCGTGGCCGACAACCGGGTGGCGGAACTCTCGGAGTGGGATGTTCCGATGCTGGCCGAGGCGATTGAGGATGCGTCGGATGCCGGGATCAGTTTCGACGCACTTGGTTTCACTGATGAGGAACTGAACAAGATACTCTCGGACGCGGTTCCCGAGCCGGACTTCGGGGAAGACGACGACGACGATCTTCCCGAGGTCGAGGTGGTTCCCACGTCCACGATACGTCTGGTGCAGGTCTTCCTGTCGCCGGAGCAGCACGAGCAGTTCAACCTCTGGGAGCGTAAGTTACGTGACAGGATGGGGTTGGACAACATCAGCGACTCAGTCTACCGAGCCATGCGGATCGCAGCCGGTGACGATGCGTGAGTTGCACCTGACATCCCGCGTGAGCGACGACGGGTTGCCGGGAAAGCTCTTGGATGACTCCGACGTTGATCTGGTCATCTCGGAGTCTGCGGACGTTTACAAGCCAGACGGGACATTGTTGGCTAGGTTTCGCAAGAAGCTGATGGGTGCTTCGGAAACCCGGCGTGCGTACCACGGTCTGAAGGGGGCGGCGTACCGAAGCGACCAGACCAACCGGGGTCTGGCTGGTGGGAGCCGTAACGACCATTTGGAACGCAACGTCACCTACGTCCGTCGGGACGGGACACCGTCGAAGACGAACCGGGCAGCGACGGGAACGACGAGCGGTATCGTGGGGTTCTACGACCGGGAAGCTCGCAGGCCGTTTTGCCGGACGACTGCATACACAGCGAAGCACCCCCAGAAATTCGCAGCCGCCATCCCCTATCTCCAGACTATCGACGAACACTTCAGGGCACTCGCTCCTGATCGGTGGGCGGCACAACGGGACGTATGTGATTCGACCGAGCCGGACTGGGTCATCAAGGGGACGGTGTTCACCACCATCACGGTCAACAAGAATTTCCAGACGGCGGTCCACCGGGACAACGGGGATTTCCCTGACGGCTTCGGGGTGATGACCGCGTTTGCCGCTGGAGAGTATGAGGGGTTCTACCTTGCGTTCCCCGGCTTCGATCCTGTCGTGGCTTTCGATATGCGGACGCGAGACCTGTTGCTGGCCGACGTGCATGAGTGGCACGGCAACACCACTCCACGCGGTACGCCGCCGTGGGAGCGGACGAGTCTGGTCTGTTACTACCGTGAGAAGATGCACCTGTGCAAAGATCGGGAGTCTGAGCTGGAGTGGGCGAAACGCCGAAAGAGGGGGGGGACCATTCACGAGT